TGAGCGAAGATCCTGTGTCATAGATGACTCGCCCCCCACCAAACTGAAGGGCGCCGTCGAAGGCGTCAGGGTCGATCGTGACATTCCCTGCGGTAATCTTGCCGCCAGTTGTCACATTCAGGTCGTTCTTGAGTGTGGTTACACCTTCGACCGACAAGGTGCCCGTGGTTTTCATCGGCCCATTTACCGTGAAGTCACCTGTCACGGTTGTGTCACCGGCGACGGTGGTTGTCCCATTCAGGTCCGTTGGGCCGGTCTGAGTGAAGTGGCCGGCGGAAGTAACGTCTCCCGTGATCGTGGTGTTGCCAGCAATGTCCACCGGGCCGTTGAGGTTCACGTCTCCAGTAGCCGTGAAGGTGCCCGTCATGGTGATGATGCCGTCAGCGATCAGTTCACCGGATATGGTGGCCGATCCGGTAACAACCAGCCCGCCGTTTTCGATGGTGATCACACCACCGCTATGGACTCGGAGTCCACTTCGCCCAATGGCCATGTTGTTCTGATTGGATGAGAACTCCAACGCCCGGATGCGGCGGACGAGGTCAGCAAGTTCACTGCCGCCGTTGAGGTAGTCAATCTGTCCCACGGCTTACCCCCCTACTGGCTGAAATTGCGGAGTGATGAAGTCACGGTCGAAGCCGTAAGAGATCAACCGCCAGTTAGACCACCCATCCGGCATGTGCCAGACGTCCTTCGTTTTGAGGCGAATGTTTCCGCCCAAAGTCAGATCCGTGATCTTGACCGAACCGTCAACAGGAATCTTGAAGCTTACCTCCCGTGTCGGCTCGTTCGACGTCGCCAGATCCGCACGGGCACGCGCCGACAACTGATTGACATCACTGATGCCCTGGTAAGAGGACACACGCTCAAGCGCCGGGTAATTCGCCCCAGCGAACGATTCCTCAGCCTTCACGAGGATGTCCTCGCCGGAACCTTCGCCCGTGCCGATGACCTTGTTAGTCACCTTCGCCGCGCTCTTCTTGACCTTTAGCCCAATGACGTCCGACTTCGCAGCCGTCGTATCCCACTCGACCATTCCCTGAGTGAGGTCACCGGAACGCATAACAAGTTCAAGCTCCCGAGACGAATTCCAGCGTGGCGGGAAATCAATGTCCGGGCCGCCGTCAGTCTTCATCAACTCATCAAGGGCGTCAGCCACGGACGGCATCTTGAACCCTTCGTAGGTCCGGCCGTACGTCCCCGCAAGGTCCGCCTCCCAAACGATGGGCAGCTGGTAACGGGCAAGCGGAGCAGCGTCCGCGCCCTCCTGGATGACCTTCTTAGCGATCGTTGGCAGGCTCAGCCCGGAATAGGTCAAGGCCAGCTTCTCAGCGCCGGCACCATGCATTGCCAGCACGTGCCTGTACTGGAAAATCCACCAAATATCCACGCTTGAGATATTCAGCGATCCAGCATCCACGTCATGCTCCGAATCAAGGATCAGGCCCGCGTAAATGGGCGTCCCGTCCCAATCGATAACCAGCGAGCGTTCCAGCGGCTCGACAACCTCAGGTTGTACAAGTTTCCGGATCCGCGGGTCCGAGATCAGGAAATTCGTGGACCCATCAGAGCCCTTATTCAAGGCCCGCCCGCCTGACAAAGCATCAGCGGGTAGCTTCACCCTCTCACCCCAAGAGTCACTGCTGACCGTATAAACGCTCCACATGCGGCCTCCTAAATGAACGTGTCAAGAAGTGTCATCGTTGCCGTTGCGGTGCCCGTGGTGAGCGGCACGATGCCAAGCGCCGTATTGGCGCCAGCCGGAATCGTCGGAGTGTTCGTGATCCCCAAACCGCCGTGAATCTGAACTCCATCAACCCACAGCTGCCCGTCCGCGTAATCAATGCTGTGCGGATGGCCGGACACCAGCGGCCACGTCACGTAGAAATTCACGCCCATGAGAGTCAGCACGTAACCGCCTGGCATGCTGCCCGCCACAACAAAGCTTGGTGTAGCCTCGAAGTTCCCGTAATGACGGACGCCGTTAGCGTTCGCACCAACAGAGGCAGCGTAGGTGCGCGTCTCCCCAAACTTGCGCGGATCCGGGCACCACAACTGCAACTGGAAATCGGCCATGTTCTGCCCGCCACGCTCGGTGAACTTCGTTTTCGACGCCAACCGGCAGTCAGCCCAAAGGATCTCCCCGTCACGGTCAACCTGGATGCGCCCGGAACCGCCACCGGCAAGGATGCCGGTGAGGCGGCGGCCGTTCACGATAAGCTGCTGGTTGCTGTCCGCGAAGGAGCTCCCAGACAAGGACACAACCCGCGAGCCCTGGTAGCCAGGACGGTCGTAAGAACCGTGCTGCTGTGGCCGTCCGACGTCGTCGCGGCGAATGTCAGCGCCATCATCCCAGCCGGTGAAACCGTCCGGGCTGAGGACGAAGTCATGCTGCCCTTGACCGAAGAAATCGACGCCGCTTATGCGGATCCGCAAAGCGCCACTCATGTAAGCCTCCTGAGGTCATGGGTGAGCGAGTCCGCAGAGACGCGGCCGATGGTTTCCTCAGACATCCCGGGCGCTGGGTGGATTTCCTGCACCACCAGCGGGCCGCGGCTGTCCGCAGAGCTGCCGAAGTAGCCTGCAGGGGCCGAACCTTCTCCCGTGCTGAGAGGAATCGACGGCAAAGCGGGTGCGGCAACAAGATTCGCCATGCCCTCGCCAATGCGCCGTTCTTCCGCGGGCATCTGCTTGACGAAGCCCTCACCGATCATTTCCATCCACCACATCGCCACACGCGACGGCGAGTGAATGCCAAGAGCGGCTTCGATAGGGCCCCGGATAGCTTCAGGGACAAGGCCAAGGATGGCTTTCGCCACCGTCCCAGCCATGCCAGTAATGCCGTTGATCAGTCCATCGATGATGTTCTTGCCGATACCAAGCAGCCAAGTGCCAGCACCAGCCAGGGCGTTCATGATCTTGCTTGGCAGGTCAAGGAAGAACTGTATGAAGCCGTTGATGAAACCGCCAACACCGTTGGTGATGTTGTTCCAAGTATCAGCGAAGAACTGACCGATGCTCCCAAGGATCGAACCAACGAAACCGAACACAAGGCCGAGCCCATTCGCGATGACCGAACCAACAATCTGGATAGCGCCACCAACAACAGCAACGATGGTGTTCCAGATCCCACCGAAGATGTTCTGGATGCCCTCCCACACTTGGGACCAGTTGCCCGAGATGATGCCCGTAACAACCTGGATGATTCCTTGGACGATCTGCATAACCGAGCCAATTACGTTCGCGATCACGCCGAACACGGTCACCACGATTGGCATGAGCGCCTGAATGATCGGGATCAGCAGCCCGGCAATCATGGTGATGACTGGGCCGATGGCTGTAAGGATGTTCCCGAAGATGTTCACCAACGGCGGCAGGATCGTAGAAATCAGGTTCGTGATGATTGGCGCCAGTTGGCTGATAAGCGACGTCGCCAACTGAACAATCGTCATGACAATCGGAACCAGCACCGGCATGAGCTGAGTGAACGTGTCACCAAGCATGCCAATCAGTTGGATGGCCACCGGAACAATCGCCCCGAGGGCAGTACCGAGGGCCTGCACAATCACGCTGGAGAGCTCCATCAGCACTGGCATCAGTGTTGTCAGGGCAGAACCAAGAGCCCCGCCAACAGTCCCAGCCAACTGCCCGAACGCGCCCACAAGCTGAGGAAGAAGCGGACCAATGGCCGCGAAAATCATCTGCAGAGGTGAGAACGCCGACCAGAGTTCAACGATCTGCGGAATCAGCGTAGAGACAGCCGGGCCGATAGCGTCAAAGACCTGACGGGCCGCCCCGCCCAGCCCTTCGAGGAAGCCAGCGAAACCGGACGATGTAACATCCCCGTCACCAGCTTTGAAAGCAGCCACGAAAGCCTTGACGCCGCCCACTGCCTCATTGAAGAAGCCAAAGACGGAATCGCCCCACTGCGCAAAAATCGACTGGCTAGCGCCAACCCCGTCCAAGCCAACCGTCAAGCCCTGCCAGAAGTCCCGGCCCGCCTGTAGCGTGGCAGCGAATCCATCGCGGACATTGAACAGGAAGCTGACCAGCCCAGAGTCTTCCGAGACGTTGAACGCATCACTCAAGGCAGTGGTGAAGTCACCCTTAGCGAAGAGGTCAAAGAGCCCAGTGGCCGCCTTGCCCGTCCACTCGAAAGCCTTACCCAAACCATTCGAGAGAAGGTTGATGGCCCCCGTGATGGCCGGCTTCATCGCGTCCAGGGCACTCATCAGCCCGGAGTTGATCGTCGCCTGAAGGTTGCCGATGGCACCCTCAAAAGTCTTCGTGGACCGGGCAGCCTCAACCGCAACCGGATCCATGCCAAGCTTCATCAAAGAAGCGTTGAACTCATCAGAAGTGATCTGCCCGGCCGCCATCGCGTCACGGAAGTTGCCCGTGTACGCGCCCGCGTCCTGCATGGCCTTCATCAGAGGACCAGCAGCGCCCGGGATAGCATCAGCCAACTGGTTCCAGTTCTCCGTGGAGAGCTTCCCAGCACCAGCCGTCTGAGTCATCACCATAGACACGGACTTGAACGTCTCCGCGCTACCACCAGCAACAGCATTCAAGTTGCCGGCCGCCTGAGTCAGGCCCGTGTAATCCTTGATCCCGTTCGACGCGAGCTGCGCCATCGTGCTCTGGATCGTCGGCAGATCAAAGACCGTCTGATCCGCGTAAGCCTTCGCAGCCTTCGTCGCCGCATCAATCGCCGACGTGTCCAGCCCCGCGAAACTCATCGTGGACTTGAACTTGTCCGTAGCATCACTCGCTACAGCGGCTTCCTTGATGAAACCAGCGAACATGCCAGCACCCAGCAAAGCAGCACCAGCACCGACAAGGCCCTTGAACCCCGAAACGAAGCCCTTGCCCGCCTGGCCGCCAGCAGCAGAGCCCGTAGACTCAGCAGCACCGAACGCCTTCTTGATATCCGAACCAAGAGTGTTGGTGCCCAAACCAACGGAGATATAAGCCGCGCCAAGTTCCACCGCCATCGGGCACCAACTTTCTTATGTAGTTTTCACGAACCGCCCACGCGCATCCCGCGCCTTCTGCTTCTTCGGTGGT